TGTCATAGGGGCCAATAGATGTACCGATCCTCCGAGGTCATCGAGATGAGATCGTACCAGCCCTGGCCTAGTTCCACCGCGCTCCCGTCCCTCTATGGTCTCGATAGCCCTAACATTAAGGCAATCGGAAGTAGAGTAGGGGGGGCTGTTCTGGTATGAAGTTCGACGAGATAGTCCGGCTAATGGGAATAAAACGTCCACCTGCCGAGGTTTTGACATCCAAACACCAATGAATTTCTCGTAAATAAAAATCGACCCACGGCAGTATATTATACCGCCGTGGGTCTTTTTTGTCAACCCTAAGCAACAATTACTTCACTATGGGAACCAGTTAGGTCTCCGGTCGCCAACGCCAAGAAGGTTTCTGGAGTAATGTCATCATAATCTACCCAAGAATACGAATTCACGGAAGTGATGACTTGGGTAGCGTTACCACCAGCGGTAGCTGCTCCGCGAGGAAGAA